AGTGTCTCAGGCTCTTGTTCGTCTTGGATGTAGCCAAAAGGTACTGTTCTAGCTATACGTGGTATTTTAATCCACTCATCATCTTCTTTTAAATCTGTTGGTTGGGGTAATTCCCAAGTTCCTATACTTCTATTATTCATCTTCTTCTTGTACATTCTTAACTGGCATAAGCATAACACCACCTGTAGACTCTACCTGCATCTTCTCTGTCTTTACTAGACCTGTCCTATCAAGTAATTCTTTTGCTGCTGTCATCTTCTCTCTCATACCTAACTCTGTAGGATCATTGATACCACTAACCATTGCAACTGCTGCTCTTGGTGCATTACGTGCCATGAACATCTGAGTAGCCTCTAGAACCTCTTCTTTGATGCCTCTGACGATATCAGACGTAGAACTGGTAGGTGCATAGCCTGCTAGTAGTTTCGCCTGTGTAACATCCCCATTTGCCTCATCAAAGAGTACATCTAAAAATTTACGTTGCTTTTCTGTTAGTTCTTTTGCCATTATGTTTTCTTCTTTGTTTTTTTCTTTTTCTTGACTGGTATAACACCAACCTTAACTTTTGTAACACTTGCTATAGTTACAGGCTTTTTCTTTTTCTTTACAAAGGCAGTAATTTGAGCTTTACTAAGTTTTGGGTACATCTTAGATATAGCAGTTATCATTTTGTTATCTGATGCTGACATTATACCGGTACTCCTAATACTTGTATGCGAGATATAAGTCTCTCTGCTCTCGCAGTTGTCTGCTTATACCATCTACTGTCTTTCATCTCATCTGCTGCACGATCCCAGTCTTGGTCTTTTACTGCAGCAATAAAATTTTTAAACTTAGATAGTCTTGGTCTTCCTAATTGGAAACACATATTTGCAATTACTAATTGTGCCTCACTAGGTAAAGAGTCAAACTCTTCAAATATAATTTTGCAGTCACTTAGTGTAACTTTTATATCTTTCTCAAACCAATCATTAACTTGTTCATTTGGTACTTTAGTTCCTACAGGTTGGTCGTAGTACTCTGTATCCCATTCTGTGATAAGATGACCTATTCCCCCGGTTAAATGTCCTAGGGAACAATGGTACGTTTCATATATTACACCTTCATCGTCTGCTATCTCATCTTGTAATTTTATTAAGTTCATCAACTATTTACTCTCTTTAATTTTATGTTTTGTTCTAAGTGGCTTATTAGAATTTTTCTCATCTTCTCTGCTCTAGTTCTATCTGTAAAAGAATATTCTCTAATGTCCTCACTGCTTAGTCTAAGTGAGAATATATAGAATGCACCCTTTTTTACAATACTAGAGGCACTACCATTAGCTATCCTTGTAGGATTAATCAATGTTCCAAAATTTGTTTCAATAATATTTGACATTACTTCTTACCCATAATCTTCATTGCTTGTCCTGCACCTTTAATACCAAAGGATGCACTAATGGCTATAAATAAAAGATATTGATACCACTCAGGTAATGTATTCAATACCTCAAAGCCTACTCTAACATATTCTGTCATGCTAGGTATGAAGACTAGTATAGCAGGTAATAGTAAAACAATCAAGGCAAATTCGTCTTTCCAGCTTCCATCTGTAGCATCTGCCATTGTCTTTTCCCACTCTACTTCTCCTGTTGCTACCTTCTCTGCAACAACTGCTTTTGCTTTAGCTTGTGCAACTTTAGCTTGACCATCAGCTTTTACTTTCTCTACCTTGCTATCCATCCATGAACTAGCTAGATTTGCTATAGGTCCTATTAGTGCTGTAAACATTATAATCTCCTAATACCGTCTTTTTTTTGTTTTTCTCTTAGAGCCTTTACGTGTTTGTTCATAAGATAATTGCCAATCCTTAGAAAGGGTTTTGCTAGAGCTAGATAAATTTTTGCTACGTTCAATTGCATCACGTTTTCTTTTCTCATCTAAATCTCGCCGTTTTTCTAGCAATCTTTTTGGGCTGTTTAGATACTTGTCTACCTGCTCTACTTGCTTTGCGTTTAGCAGCCGAAGAGGCGGCGTATTCTTGGGGAGAAAGAGCCTTAATTGCCGCTTCAGGTAAATAACGCTCACCGGTAGCTTTTGACCCTTGTGTACTAGGTTTACCACTCTTAGTTCTCCAATTTTGCTTTGTCCAATTGGCTAGTGATCTTTGTGGTGCTTTCATATGCTTCCTTAATCTCTTCTATGGTTCTTTTACATCCTATGCAAATATTATCTTGCAATGTACAGATACCTATGCATGGTGTTATAATCTGCCTGTCCACTTAGCTACACCCCAAGCTAATACTCCTGCAAAAAATACTACAAATATAAAAGCTATTCCATACCCCATATATTCCATTATTTCTGCTTGACGTTTAGCTGCCATCTTTTCTTGATAACGTCTAGACTTTCTTGCCTCTGCTTGAAAAGCCTGCCAATCTTGCCATAGACCCGGTCTGCCTATGTATATCATCATCTTCTTGAGTTCTTCTTCTTTTTCTCTTATCTGCTCAAGAGCCATGAACTCTTCTAAGTCAGAACCACCACCTGATGATTTTTGTTTCTTTGCTTTCTTCTCTAGTTGTTCCTTTGAAAATACAAAGTCAGATATATGTTTAGCACAGCCTGTAAGTTCTTTTCCATTGGATACAAAACTTTTGATGACACTAAAAGCTGCATTTGCTGCCGCGAGTTCTGCTAACATTATCTTTTCCTCTTAGGTTTACAATATGCAGTTATTTTTAAGTTAGGTCCTTCCTGTTGTGGTATTGAAGGTTGCTTGTGTAACCTCTCTGCAAAATACAAGCATCTATCTATGTCTTCAAAGGTTTGTGTTTGGTCTACTACTCTTATTCCCATCATAAACACTAACACAAACTCAATCATTTCCTATACAGGTACTCCTTGTACCTCCTCTGTTTCGTGACACTCACAATTGCATTCTTCACAATCACAATCATAACATTCACAAGTGTCACACCTTTTTTTTGTTTTTTCTGTCATGTGTTCTCTTTAAACTTTCTTTTGCTGCTTTTGCGAGGGCTGCTTGTTCCCTCTTCCCAGATACTTTGGCTCGTTGTTCAAGGACTGTAAGTATTTGTATTTTCCTAGCATACGGTTTTTTAATCTTTTTAACTTTAGATATTGTAGCTTTAGCATCCGATACGGTAGCAAACTTAATGCTAACAGTGTCTTTAGGGTTTTCATCTGTGTAAAGTCTCCTATCTGAACCTTTAGGTTTTTTGCCTGTGCCAACTTTAGGGTCTGCCTTTTTCTTGTTAGCCATTAGCTTTTATAACCACCACCTGCAGCCTTATATGCTTTAGCCATCATTTGAGCTTTACGTGCTGACCATTGACCCGGAGCGCCGCCCTTACCACCAGCTTTTATTCTGTTAAATATTCTTTTTCTCAATCCCGGTTTTGTGTAATTACCAGCTTCATTTACTTTACTCTTAGACTTCTTTTTCTTTGTAGTCTTCTTTTTAGCAGAGCCACCCTTTCTCAACTCAAGAGCTTCCAAAGATTTAGCTTGACCTGCGTGTAGTTTGGATGCTTTCTGCAATCCTTTAACTACTTTTTTTACTACTTTTTTTGCCTTTTCTGCCACTGTTATCCTCATATAAATTATTAAATGTTGTGTAAGGGTCTAGGTAAGATTCGTGTGACTCTGCTGAATGTGTCCATTGAGACGGTGTAAAATCAGGAGGTCCTTCACCTGTGACCCATAGAGCAGGACTTGTAGCTCTAACCCTATTATTTGGAAGTGCAACAATGTTGCCTGTCCATTTCCCTGCATCTAATAAATACATCACGTGTGATTGTTTATGTTGTGCTGGGTCATCTGCTATGTCACTGTCTGTGTAATCAACAGTGAACATATATTTAGCTGTATGAAACTCATTGCCAATTTTACATAACCAAGGAGAAGAGCTTACTCTATCCATGACTATGATACTATGATGTCTTGACTCACAATCCCAAGGTTGACATAAATGGTCTTCCATTGGTTCTGCCCATTCATCTACAGGTATATCAGCTACTAGTGCTTGTATTGGCATTCTTGCCCACATTGCACCACCGTGTACATTCTCTTCTTCTGTACAACCTGTAAAGACTACCTGAAAGCTTAATGACCTATCAGGTATAGTATTAACTGCAAAAGCTAATGCGTGTAGGTATTCACCATGATAATCCATATGATTACAAGTGAACTCCTTACGTACCCAACATTTAAAATGTGGTACGTTACTAATAAGATATGACATTATCTACGTCTAGCGGCTCCACCTCTAGCCATATACTTTGTTTTTTTAGTAGCACCACCTTTAGCCATATACTTAGTCTTCTTCATGCCACCTTTAGCCATATACTTTGTTTTTTTCTTCATCGCCATTGTTTAGTTCTCCTTATGCGTAGGGGTTTCTTTTTTTAGCATTCTTAGTGCGTCTGTAAGACCTATTCTTAGACTTACTTTGTGCAACTAGATTGCTAGGTCTATTATCATTAGGGTTGCCATTCTTGTGTGCGACATCTTTGCCATCACCTTTCTTGACAATCCCCTTCTTCTTAGCAATTGCATTTGCAGCATTACGTTTGTCTCTACGTTTTATCTGCTTTGGTTTGCCGTGATAATTGTCATACTCTTTACGGTAGTTACGTTTGGTAACTTTCTTCTTCTTAGTCTTTTTTTCAGTTGGGTAGCCCATAACCTATGTAGAACTCGCCCTTGCTCTTCTCTTCTTCATTCTTTCTAGTTGTAATTTAGTAGGTTTAATATTAGTACCTTTATAGTTACCCTTAGAATCTAACTTAGGATTAGAAGATTTAAACGTCTTTGCCTTTTTGTTATCACCTTTAGCTGCATCTATACCTGCCTTTTTATTCTTGTTAGCTGATACATTTGACTTCTTAAAGCTGTCTACCATAACTTTTTTCTTTGCAGGCACTGTAGGCTTTGACATAAACTTCTTCATGGCAGCTCTTGTCTTAGCACCCATGATACCATCAGCTTTAATCTTAGCACCTTTAGCAATCAATCTCTTTTGCATAGCCATAGTTGATGCAAAGTCTTTTGTGTTCGCTGCTGTTGCTTTTACTTTAGCTTTACTCTTTCTGCTAATAGGATTAAGTGATTCATTTTTCTTTAGCTTTCCTTCTGCCGCAGTTTTTCTACCACCCAATGCACCCGGAGACATTCCTAATGATTTCTTTACCTTACCACCTAAAGCACCCGGAGACTTGCCTAATGGTTTCTTGGTTTTCTTCTTATTATCTGCTATTTTCTTTTTAGCTTTTTGTGTAGCTATACCTAAAACATCATCCTCTGCACCCATTTTTTTACTTTTACCAAATACAAAGTTTCTTATTTGATTCATATTCTCTAAGTTTGCTCTGCCTGATATTTTAGGAGAAGATTTTTTAAGTCTTTCCTTCATTTTATCTAAACTGCTTTTAGCCATCTCTAGTTCCCTCCTTTGGTTATCTTATTGTAAGCCTCTAAACCTTTAGGTCCTGACTTTTTAAGTGCTAGTAGTCCTTTGTTTGCTTCTACTGAACCACCTGCTGAGTACATATGACGTTTACCATTTACAGTACCCCCATATGCCATTTGAGCTTTTTTGCCCGTCTTTTCTGTTTTCATAACATTGCTTCCACGTTTTTTAGTGAAGTTTTGAATGACTTCTTTAGCTTCTTCTACTACAGCAGGACTAAAAGATGCACCTTTCTCTAGTATTCTTCTTGCTTCTGATAAAGTCATCTAACACTTCCATCTTCTACGTGCCTGTCTAAGTCTGCTATTTGGATTTGCAGCAGCTTTAGGGAACTTTTTCATTTGTCCAGCACTTCTAGCACAATAAGACTTTCGCCTACTAGCTCTTTTGCCTTTAGGCTTGTCTTCAGTCACAGCAGTTTTCAATTTACTGCCGGGATTGTCTCTACGGTACTTAGCCACACCTTTGGCTGTCATACCTGCTCCACTTTTAGTAGGTCTTTTGTGACCACCCTTTATGGTATGACCCTTCATTCCAGTACTTTTGCGTTTTTTCTTGGTTTTCTTCTTGGTTTCTGCCATAACTTGTGTTCACTTTACCCTTTTGGTCACTAGGAGCTAAACATTTGTATTTCACAGCCACATAATCAGGCATGTGGTCTGGCAATTCTGCCGCTATTTCATAAGCACGTGTAATACATTCTTTCTTAGTCTCATATGGTCCGTATAAATCTGATAATGTATGACATAAGTTTGGATTGCTTATCATACATACGAGTACCCATGTCTCAAACATTAATCTGTCCACCCTTCTGCTCTCATAGCTGTCTCTACATGCTTCAGAGTAAATGGTCTACCGTAATGAGCCTCAACTGCTGCTCTCACGTAATGGACATCACTGTGTGGTATATGCAATTTATCTACTTTGTTATCACGTATAGCAAGATAGAAAGCTTCTAACACATTATCTGTATATAGTTTTACTGATTTTTTACTCATTGTCAAGTTTATTTCTAATTTAGGAAAGCTAAA